GTCTATCCTACTATATCTTCTGGTAAGTCAACTAAAGTTATTATCATATCTACCCCTCACGGGATGAATATGTTCTACAAACTCTGGCATGATGCAGAGAGAGGTAAGAACGAATACACAACAACGGAAGTTCATTGGTCACAGGTACCTGGTAGGGATGCTGACTGGAAAGAACAGACCATAGCCAACACTTCGGAAGAACAATTTCGAGTTGAGTTTGAGTGTGAGTTCCTAGGATCTGTTGATACATTGATCTCAGCATCTAAGTTGAGGACTATGACGTATGAAGATCCTATTACTAGCAATAAAGGACTGGATGTTTACATAAAACCAGAGCCAGAACACCAATATACTATCACTGTTGACGTTGCAAGGGGTGTAACTAAGGATTATAGTGCATTTACGGTCATAGATACGACCACAATACCCTATCAGTTGGTAGCAAAGTATAGAAATAACGAAATTAAACCATTATTGTTCCCAAATATCATACATGATGTGGCATGTGCATACAATCATGCGTATATTCTGGTAGAAATCAATGATATTGGTGCACAGATAGGTGATATTCTACAATTTGACTTAGAATATGACAATTTATTGATGTCTGCCATGCGTGGTAGGGCAGGACAGGTGATAGGACAAGGATTCTCTGGTACTAAAGTACAGTTGGGAGTCAAAATGTCCACTACTGTCAAGAAAACAGGGTGTTCTAACCTCAAACAGTTGTTAGAAGACGATAAATTATTATTAAATGACTATGAAATCATATCAGAACTTACAACCTTCATCCAAAAAGGACAAGCATGGGAAGCAGAGGACGGTTGTAATGATGATCTTGCTATGTGCTTGGTTATCTTTAGTTGGTTGGCAACTTCCGACTATTTTAAAGAACTTCACGACTCCGATGTAAGAGCAAGAATGTATAAAGAGCAAAGAGAAGGTATAGAACAGGATATGGCACCCTTTGGATTCGTTGATGACGGTCTAGGTGGTGAAACTGAAGTAATAGATGGTGAAGTTTGGCAAACAGACAACCAAGGTGGTACAATGGATGAATATGGAAACCGTTCTTATATGTGGGAATACTTATCATGAAGAAAGATTTAATTGAGATGTTACAAAAGTATTCATACCGTAAAGGTAAGTTTACTCTTTCATCTGGTAGTGAGTCTGAACACTATGTCAACTGCAAACCTGTCACATTGATGCCAAAAGGTTTGGATTTAGTATCAATGATGATGTTAGATCACATAGATGACAATGTTGATGCAGTAGCAGGTCTTACGTTGGGTGCTGATCCATTAGTATCTGGTGTAATAATACAGTCAAACCTATGGAATAAGAGGTTGGAGTCTGGTCTTATCATTAGAAAGGAACCTAAGGGTCATGGAACTGCATCACAGATAGAAGGACCGTTACCACCATCAGGATCTAGGGTAGCAGTGTTGGAAGATGTTACTACAACAGGTGGTTCAGCAATGAAAGCAGTCAATGTACTGCGTGATACTGGTTATAAGGTTGATTGTGTCGTCACTATAGTAGATCGTAAGGAAGGTGCCGAAGAATTATTTAAAGAGAATGGTATAAAACTACGTTCTCTTGTCACAGTGGATGATTTAGATGATGGAAGCGTTCACTGATATCTCTCGTCAGATAGAATTAGAGCATCTATTATTTAAAGAGAGAAAATGTAAAACTTGTGGACAAGAAAAGAATTTATTAGAAGATTTTTATATGACTCGTAAAGACAGAGGTGCAATACCCTCTGCTTTTTCGTATGAGTGCAAACCTTGTACTGTTGCTAGGATTATGAGGAATAGGAAGTTACCTGAGAGAGAAGAATTATATCCTGACTGGTAGTTTCCGCTAAGTTTCCCCAGTGGAAAAGTACCTTTTAATAAATAATTAGAGCATCCAAGTAATGACCACAAGGAGATATTAAAGATGGCATCCACACAAGCATCACCAGGTGTTGTCGTACTAGAAAGAGATCTGTCTCATACCACCAATGCAACGGTGGATAATGTAGCTGCTATTGCAGGTGCATTTGAGAAAGGACCAGTAGAAGAGGTCCAAACTATTTCTAGCGAACGAGAACTAATCGCTACATTCGGTAAACCAAATGACTTTAACTACGAGTATTGGTTTAGTATCGCTCAATTCCTCCTTTATGGTGGTTCTGTTAAAGTAGTTCGTGCAGACAATGCTTCTCTAAAGAACTCTATTGATTCTACACAGATTACACAGACAACATTCAGTGCTACAGATACAACTCTGACAGTTACTTCTGCAACTGGATTTGATGTTAATGACTACATCAAAGTGGATGCTGAAATCCTTAAGGTCACTGCTATCTCTGGTCTAGACATTACTGTTACTCGTGGAGCATGGAGTACATCTGCTGTATCTCACGCTGCATCTTCTCAGATTACATTGATAGAACCTGCAGGTACTGCTTCTACTGTTAACGAAGGTGGTACTTATAGTGATGCTGATACAACTTTAACAGTTACTTCTGCTGCTACTTTGGGTGTACAGAATAACAGTTACATCTTAATAGACTCTGAGATACTTCAGGTCACTGCAATCTCCACAAACAACTTAACTGTTACTCGTGGTGCTCTTGGAACAACTGCTGCTGCTCATACAGACGGAAGTGCGGTAACACTTCAGACAGTTACAGCAAACAAGACAACAATTAACGAAGAAACTTCCACAGGTGTTACGCCACCTATCATTAAGAACATTGATACTTACGAAGCTGTTACGGAAGAGGCAGCAAATAACTGGAAATGGGCAGCAAGAACTCCAGGTCAGTACGGTAACTCAATCCGTGTTGTTGCTACAGACGCTGGTCCTGACCAAGTTCTTTGGTTATCATCACCTAGTGCAGGTAATGAGTGGAAATTCACTGCTGGATCAGGTGTTAGCGTAAGTGCTACTAATACATATTCTAAAGTTTATAGTTACTCTTTGATCGTAACCTTCGAAGCAGGTTCTAACCTCGTTGGTGGATTCGAAGCAGATAACTTCTACACTGCTGTATCAGGTAACGTTACAGGACGTATCATTGCTTATGATGCTGCTTCTCGTACTATTGAGTTATCAGTTGATGATACTGGTTCTGATTACCTAGAAGTTGGTGATGCATTCACAGAACTAGCAAACAACTCTAACGCTCCTGGATCTGCTACAGGTGACACTGCAGTTGTAGAGAAGATCAAACGTCGTTTGGTTGTTGCACACAACGAAGGTTCTACAGACTTCGCAGCAAACCAAGTTATTAAAGATTCTTCTACAGTTACTTCTGGAGAGAACCAAGGTGATAACGTAACAGTTACAGGTATCGAGGCAGAGTACACTTCTCGTTACTATGGTCCTAACCAGAAATGGGGAGCAATTGCTCCTAGACCTGGTACTTCACAGTACGCAACAGACCGTGGTGGTTTCAGAGACCTAATGCATATCCTAGTCATCGATGGTGACGGTGGTATCACTGGTGTTCCTGGATCTATTCTTGAGAAATTCTTAGATGTATCTAAGTCACCTGACGTTAAGTCACCTCAAGGTGCTAACATCTATTATAAGGATGTTATCAAGCAGAACTCCACATATATTTGGTGGGGATCACACGAAGCAAATACAGTCTTTGATATTGACAGTAATGCTACAGGTGATATTGGTAGTACCGTAATTAACCGTAAGTTCGATTTATTTAAGAACACTTACGCTATCCTGTCACAGGATGACCCAACTGGTACTAACGCTCAGGCAATTCCTCTACTATACACTAAGAATTCTTCCACAGTGAAGTACAGTCTTCGTGGTGGTGTAGATGGATACACACTAGAGAAGGACAAGTTATTCGATTCTTACGACCTATACTCTGACGCAGAGACAGAAGAGATTGATTACATTCTCCAAGGTCCAGCAATGAGTAACCTAACAGATAGTACAGCAAAGGCACAGAAGATGCTTGATCTTGCTGCTACTCGTAAGGATTGCATGGCATTCATATCACCTCCAAGAGATAGGGTGATCGGAGTTCCTTCAGTTAATACTATTGTAGATAGAGTCATTGAGTTCTTTAATGCATTATCTTCCACATCATACGGTGTGTTTGATAATAACTATAAGTACATTTATGACAAGTACAATGATAAATACAGATGGTTAGCATGTAACTCTGACGTTGCAGGTCTAACATTGAGCACTGCTCTTAACCAAGAGCCTTGGTTCTCACCTGCTGGATTTAACAGAGGACAGTTGAGGAACGCTATTAAACTAGCATACTCACCACTTAAGGATCATAGAGATCGCTTATACTCTGCAAGAATCAACCCAATATGTTCTTTCCCTGGACAAGGTATCATCCTTTACGGAGATAAGACTGCACAAGGAATAGCAAGTGCATTTGATAGAATCAACGTTCGTCGTTTGTTCCTTGTAATTGAGAGAGCAATCTCGGTTGCTGCTAAGGGTCAATTATTCGAGATGAACGATGAGTTTACTCGTCAAGGATTTAAGAATATTGTTAATCCTTATCTTCGTGGTGTACAGGCAAGAAGAGGTGTTGTTGACTTCTTAGTTGTTTGTGATTCTACCAACAACCCACCTGATGCTATTGATCGTGGTGAATTCTTCGCTGAAATCTTTGTAAAACCAACAAGGTCGATCAACTTCATTACACTCCAGTTTACTGCTACTAGAACTGGTGCTAGTTTCTCAGAAGTAGTATCTTAACCCATCCCGTTTATCAATTTAAGGAGCATCAAGTAAAATGACAGAAACATTTACAAAATCCAATTCGCAGGATCAATTAAAGATCCCAACAATTGATACTTTTAGGGGGCAATTTGCTGAACTAGCACGCCCTAATCTATTCCAAGTCAGTCTTAGTCTACCAGACGAAGCACAACAAGGCTTGGCTGCAACATCTAATGCTACACAAACAACAACTCAGGACGCATCAGGTGAGGGCAGAAGCACAGCAGAACTTTCTAGGTTCATGGTCAAGGCATCGAGTTTCCCTGCATCTACAGTCGGAGTAGTTGAGGTACCTTTCAGAGGTCGTCAACTTAAGATTGCTGGAGACAGAACATTCGAACCATGGTCAGTGACTGTTCTTAATGATGAGCAGTTCTCAATCAGAAGGAAGTTGGAAACATGGGCACAGGCTATACAAGAGTATAGATTTAATAGTTCTTCTGCTGGTAGAACTTCAGATTACATGGGTAATGCTAAAGTAGAGCAAATCTCTAGAGCTGGTAAACCTATTAAGGCAGTGATAATAGAAGGCATTTGGCCATCTAACATATCCGCATTAGATCTTGATTGGGGAACTAATGATACTCCTGAAGAGTATACTGTAGAATTCCAGGTACAATACTGGTATCCATCTAACGCAGATGCTCCTGAGTAGGCACAAGTTTACTAACCTAAATAAATATGTTATGATACAGTAAACGGGAATATTTGATGTCTCAATTATTTGGTTATTCGCTTGACAGAAAGAAGGCTAAGGCTCCTAAGCAGGGGTCTCAGCCTTCTTTTGTGCGTAAGGAATCAGAAGATGCAGCGAGTCCAATAGTTGCAGGTGGTTATTTTGGTCAGTATGTTGAGATGGGTGACGCTGCTAATAAGGCAAGCGAAGCTGATCTCATTGGACGCTACAGAGAAATGTCTCTTCATCCAGAAGCGGACAGTGCTATTAACGATGTAGTTAATGAAGCAATCGCAGGAGATTTAAACGATCACCCTGTTGATATAAACTTACAAAATTTAAAAATCTCACAGAACCTAAAGAACGTTATTCGAGATGAGTTCGAAAACGTTTTGGTTTTATTAGATTTTGATAGAAAAGCATATGATATATTCCGTAGATGGTATATCGATGGAAGACTCTTCTATCATAAGATGATTGATGTGCAAGATCCATCTGCAGGTATTACGGAACTCAGGTACATTGATCCTAGAAAGATTAAAAAGGTCATAGAATTTGACAAACCTAAGGATAGACAGAGAGTAGTAGATCCTGAGGTCACAAGTATCGTTCCTAAGTCAGTAGAGTATTACATATACTCACCGAAAGGACTAAAAGGATACGAGAACAATGGTGTTAAGATTGCACCTGATGCTATTACATATGTCCACTCTGGACAGATGGATATGCAACGGAACTATGTGCTATCACATCTCCATAAAGCAATTAAAGCACTCAATCAGTTGCGTATGATTGAGGATAGTTTAGTTATATACAGACTATCAAGAGCACCAGAACGTAGAATATTCTACATTGATGTAGGAAATCTTCCTAAGCAGAAGGCAGAACAGTACCTCCGTGAGGTCATGTCTCGCTATAGGAATAAGTTAGTATATAACGCTGACACTGGTGAGATTCGTGATGACAAGAAGTTCATGTCCATGTTGGAAGACTTCTGGTTACCTAGACGTGAAGGTGGCCGTGGTACAGAGATCTCTACTTTACCTGGTGGACAAAACCTAGGTGAATTAGAGGATGTAAAGTATTTCCAAAAGAAACTTTACCGTTCTCTTAATGTCCCTGAGTCACGCATGGAGTCTGAGAGTTCATTTAACATTGGACGTAGTGCAGAGATTACTAGAGACGAAGTTAAATTCCAAAAGTTTATAGTCAGACTGCGTAAGAAGTTTACCGATCTGTTTAATGATCTCCTTAAGACACAACTTATTCTTAAGGGTGTTATTAGTATAGATGAATGGTCTGAGTTTAAGGAGCACATTCAGTATACATTTATTGCTGACAACTACTTCTCTGAAATGAAAGAGAAGGAAGTGATGAATGAAAGAATGGCACTTCTTGCTCAAATGGATCCATTCGTAGGTAAGTATTTCAGTGTTGAGTACATGAGACGCTATATACTTAAGCAGACTGATGCTGAATTCGGTGAAATAGACGAACAGATGACTGCAGAAATCGAAGCTGGTCTTGTAGTTCCACCCGCAGAAATCGCTCAACTTGAGAAGATGCAGATGGAATTAGCAGCAATGCCTCCCGAACCTGAACCAGTGGAAGAGGAGCCAACTATGGATCCTAAAGATTATAAAAAGGGAGATATCTAAATAGTATTATATAAATTATAATTATGCCTTCTCAAAGTTCGATTGACATAGTAAACACCGTATTTGGTGGTGGAAAAGATCTTAGTGATTACGTTGATTCTCGTATGAAAGAACTGGCCATGGATTCTATTGACTCCATGAAACAGGAAGTGGGTAAACAATTGTTCACTCCTACACCAGAGACACCAGACGAGGGTGAAGAAACAGAAGCTGAGAAGCAAGATGATGCGGAAGCACCTGGCACTCCATCATCTGTAGAAGATACATCAACCGAGGAACCATCAGATGAGACTGATAACGGAAACAATTCATGATACTAAGGTAATAACCGAAGGTAAAGGCAGCAAACGCAAGACCTATATCGAAGGTGTTTTCCTACAAGGAGCGATTAAGAATCGCAATGGCCGTATGTACCCTATAGAAACTCTCGGAAGAGAGGTTCAGAAATATAACGAAAGTTATGTTAAGAAGGGTCGTGCTATGGGTGAACTCGGTCATCCAGAAGGACCAACTATCAACCTAGATAGAGTGTCACATTTGATCACGTCATTACAAAGGGAAGGTAACAATTTTGTGGGCAAGGCACGCATACTTGATACCCCAATGGGACGTGTGACTAAAGAATTACTCGATGAAGGAATTAAACTCGGAGTTTCTTCACGGGGATTAGGTTCTATTAAAGAATCAAATGGAATGAAGGTAGTATGTGATGACTTCGTACTAGCTACTGCTGCTGACATAGTTGCAGATCCATCAGCACCTGACGCATTTGTGGAAGGTATCCTAGAAGGAAAAGAATGGGTTTGGAACAATGGAAACGTTGCTGAGTCTACTTTGGATGCAATTAAGTCCAGAATTAACAACGCAGCCGCATCTCAAATTGCTGAAAGAAAGATTTCCGCATTTGATACATTCTTAAAAAGTCTGTAAGTTATAAATAACTATAGCAAATAACCTAAATTGTACACAGAGGGAGACTACAATGTCTAATGAACAAACTATTGATGAAAATGCAGTGACAAAGAACGCCAAGCCTGGCGATCCACAACCTAAAGCGGAAGGTGGTACTCCTGGACAGGGTGGTCATCAAGACTTAGGTGGTCCAACACCATTTAATTCGAAACCTACTGACGATTCCAATAAGTACAAGACTGGTGGCGGTCCAACTGCAACACCTCCACAAACAAAACCATCTGCTGCAAGCGGTAAGAAGGCTGAGTTTAGTGACAAAGGTGATGTACAAGCTGGTCACGAACCTGAAGGTGAGGTTATTGCTGAAACACCTGATCAGGAAACTGAAACTATCGAAATAGATCTCTCTGCTGACGTTGCTGCTCTTACTGAAGGTGAAGACCTATCAGAAGAGTTTAAAGAAAAAGCAAAGACTATCTTCGAAGCAGCAGTTGTTTCCCGTATCAACGAAGAACTAGAACGTATGCATAAGGATTATGCAAAAGTCCTAGACGAAGAAGTCGAGACTATGAAGTCCGAGCTTGCAGAAAAGGTTGACGAGACTCTTAAATACCATGTGGATTCTTGGATTAAGAATAACGAACTCGCAATTGAGCACGGAATCAAAACCGAAATGGCAGAATCTGTCATGGCAGGTCTCAAACAAGTTTTTGTCGAGAATCATATTGATCTTCCCGACGAAAAAGTTGACTTGGTAGATGAGATGACCAAGCAACTCGATACTATGGAGTCAAAACTCAACGAACAAATCGAAGAGAACGTTGGCCTAGCAAAAGAGGTCGGCAGCTATATTAAGAATGGGATCGTGAACGAGCTGAGCGAGGGACTCTCCCTCACACAGAAGGAGAAACTACAATCTCTTGCCGAAGCTGTTGAGTTTAGTGATGAAGATGCCTTTAGAGATAAAGTAAACACTCTTAAAGAGTCTTACTTCTCTACTAAGCCTGCTGCTGCAGAGGAGAAATCCGATGAAGTAACAATCGAAGGTGGCGAAATTGCTGGCGATGCCATGAGTGCATATGCTACTGCATTAAGCCGTTGGGCTAGGTGATAACAACTCATATATTATAAAGTAAATCTATTTTTTTCCAAGAGAAAAACGCAATGTTTAATTCAGAATCATTGCAGGAAAAGTGGAAACCCATTCTAGAGCACTCTGAGATAGATAATATCAAAGATGGTTATAGAAAGGCAGTTACCTCAGTCCTGCTAGAAAACCAAGAAAGATTTTTAAAGGAAGAAGCTGGCGTTCTTAACGAAGCTGCTCCTACAATGTCTGCTGGTACTGCAGGTTTCAGTGGTAGTTCTACAGCAACTGGTCCTGTTGCTGGTTTCGACCCAGTTTTAATCTCCTTAATCAGGAGATCAATGCCTAAGCTTATTGCTTATGACATTGCTGGTGTCCAACCAATGACTGGTCCTACAGGTCTTATCTTTGCGATGAGATCACGCTATGGTACTAACCGTACAGCTGGATCCGAAGCATTCTTTAACGAAGCAGACACAGAGTTCTCAGCAGAGAACGCTGCTAGTGACCTAGGTAGAACAGCACAGTCTGGATCTAACCCAGGACTTCTAAACGCATCTGGAACATACAACACATCAGACGGAATGCCTACAGCAGAAGCTGAAGCATTAGGTGATGCTGCTGGAAACCAGTTCGCTGAAATGAACTTCAGTATTGAGAAAGTTACTGTGACTGCTAAGTCCAGAGCACTCAAAGCTGAGTACAGTTTAGAACTAGCACAAGACCTTAAGGCAGTTCACGGCTTAGACGCTGAGTCAGAATTGGCAAACATCCTCTCAACAGAGGTTCTTGCTGAAATCAACCGTGAAGTTGTAAGATCTGTATACAAGGTTGCAAGACCTGGTGCTCAGAACAACACAGCAACTGCAGGAATATTTGACCTAGACGTTGACTCCAACGGTAGATGGTCAGTTGAGAAGTTTAAAGGTCTTCTATTCCAGATCGAAAGAGACATGAACGCAATCGGGCATGAAACTCGTCGTGGAAAAGGGAACATATTAATATGTTCTGCAGACGTAGCTTCTGCTCTATCAATGGCTGGTGTACTTGACTACACTCCTGCTCTTGCTGGAAACTCAAACTTACTTCCTGATGACAACAGCAGCACACTTGCTGGTACTCTTAACGGAAGAATCAAGGTTTATGTTGACCCTTACTCAGCAAACATAAGTGACAGACACTTCTATGTTGCTGGATACAAAGGTTCTTCTGCCTATGACGCTGGACTGTTCTACTGTCCATACGTTCCACTCCAAATGGTCAGAGCCGTTGGTCAGGATACATTCCAACCAAAAATTGGCTTTAAGACTCGTTACGGAATGGTTGCTAACCCATTTGCGGAAGGCACAGACCAAGGCGGTGGAGATCTTGATCCTAATAAGAACCGCTACTACAGACGTGTTCTTGTTGACAACCTAATGTAAATCGTATCACGATATACACACCAAGAGACCCTGCGGGGTCTCTTTTTTTATGCTAAAATTAATAAATAATTAAGTAGAATAGGTATAGCCATGAACGGTAGGCTAGACAAGGTTGCAATGACCAACAAACTCATGCAACTCAAAAGAGAATTACACTACAAGTGTGAGATCGGAGAGAAAGGAGAGTGGGAATGTAAAGGTGCAGACGAGTACCTAAATAGAACACTTGACGTACTGGACGAATATTACATGTAGTGCTATAATGGAGTCATGACTGAAGAAATGATCAGAAAGATCTCCTATACAAAAGAAGAGGTCGATATATTAATCGCAGAGGCAGTAGCAGAAGCAAGAAGGATAGATGAAGAGTCGATGCGTAAACACAACAGGGATGCTACTATCATTAGTATGATCCTTGGATTCACATGTCTAGCATTATTTGTAGATGGATTACTTCGTATACTTGGTATCATTCCACCATTCGCAGGTCTTGATGTTAATATCTTGGATGATATCGCAGAGAAGACTAAAGTTATCATAGAAAATGACATGGTAAAGAATGGTCTAAATAAAATACAACGTTGGTAACATATGTTCCAAGTACATGATGATTGGATGCCAATCGATGAATTCAATAAACTTGCTGACTTCATTCTAGGTTGGAATTTCCCATGGTTTCATCAGAAGAATGTGGCATTATCCAACACTAATGAGGATGATGTCACTTACAATCATTACTTCACACATAACCTAGTATTAACTGACCAAGATGAGGATATGGTTTCATATTTACATGAACCAATATGGGAATATTTCCAGAAAGGATTCCCGAACATCGATATCATTAGGATGAAAGTTAATTGCTTTCCTGCTACAAGTCAAGTGTATGAGCATCTCACACATACTGACTATGATTACCCTCACAAAGGTGCATTACTATGTTTGAATACATGTAATGGTTATACTAAGATGGAAGACGGAACTAAGATTGA